AAGATATTATTTCGAATTTGAACATTTTTATGAAGGCGATTGTGATGGAGGTTTTGACGATTGTTTTGAAACAATTGTAAAGATGTTAAATTGTACAAGTGATGCAGCTGCAATTAATTTTGCAATTGAATATGTTGGAAACCATTGGACATGTGTAAATGTAATTGTTGAAAATTATGACTCTCATAAAGTCATAATGAATATAGAAACGAATCAATAAGAAAGGAAAGAAATGAATGAGAACCAAAACAGTCCGTAGAACAATATTCAAAACAAAATGCGAAGGTTCAAAGTACAATCGACAAACAAACGAGATGGAAGATTTTAGTTGCGAATTTGATGGGCAATATGATGTAAAAAGTGCAACGTTTAGAGCACGTAGAGAATTCAAAGATGAAACGATTTGTATTTACTACGTTGAAAAAGAAAAGCACTATTACAAAATGACACAAGATGATTTCATCAAATACGCAGAAAGGATTTATTAAAATGATTAAGGAAATTACCAAGGCAAATCAGGCTATCGAAGCGCAAGCAAACGATTTTGCAATTCCAACTGGTTTTATTAACACTTGTGATATTACAACTGATGAAGGCAAGAAGAAGGTAATGAACGCATACGCCGATTCTGAATCGCTTGCAAGTCATGTTGGAGAAGTGCTAAAGATTTGCGATTGCATGACTACGCCTGGAATTCGCAAAGGTCGCAACGGTCAAAATGACATGGAATGTCAGAACACTTATCTCATGGATATTGACGGAAATTCTTATTTCTCACAGTCTGATGGAGTGGCACGCGCATTGCAGATGATTGCTGCTCTTTATCCGAAATTTGGTAAGGATACCGAAAAGGGGTATATCGAGATTGCTTGCAAGGAAAATGAATTGCCAAATGGCAATAGCCTGAAAACACTTGTAGTTATCTAAAGCATTATTTTTATCCACCTTAACAACCGAATAGCAATTCGTTGCTATTCGGTTGTTTTTCATTTAAGGAGGTGATTCTATGGCTTCTAATAAAGTATTTGATTCGTTTTTTAAGGGAATTCCTAAAAGCGGTTTAACACCTGATTTTAAAACAGTAGTAAACGAGTCAACAAAACAACCACGCGCAAAACGAAAAAGCGACGAGATATACAACGCACGCAGACGCGCAAAACGAGCGTTAGAAAAAGCGAAGCAACGAGCAAACGCAGCAACAGAAGCAGGTCAAAGATATATTTCTAGTTTGCAAACAGCGATTAATGCAAGTTACGCAGAAACGAAAGGAGCAAAACGAGGTCAATATAAATTTGAACCTACACAATTAGAAAAGACGTTAACAACAATTGCAAGTGTAGCAACGCAACCAGAACAAAAACAACGTGCAAAACGAAAAAACGAGATATTCAAACGAGATTTACGCTTATCAGCAAAAGAAGCCGAAGGCGCAAAATATTCAAAAGCAGAAGTGAAATTATTTTACACGGCAACGAGAGGTTTTTGGGAAGGAAAACCGCCAAAGGAAAGAAATAGGGCGATTCTAGAAGGTTTAGGTGTAAAAACATTAGAAGAAGCGTGGCAAATTGTTTTTGAAAACGAAGATGCACAAGAAGCGTTAAAACGAGCGCAGCAAGCCCAATTAGAAGCAACTTCAGATGAAGATATTTCAGACGGTCAAGCAGAACCACCAGACGAAGAAGGAAGCCCCGATTACATAAAATACTACATTAACGTATCTTCAAAGCAGTGATTTTATGCGACAAAAGAAGCATTATAAAGTCGCCGCCATTTTCGACACAGAAACGACTAATATAAAGAAATACGATAAACATGGATATGTAACTCAAAATGAAACACGTGCAATTTGCATACTTTACATATTCAATGACGTTCGTAACATATGGCTACAAAAATACGAACCCGAACGCGACGATAAAGTTTCTTTTATAAGGCATGAAAAAGAAGCACTAGCTTATATTGATGAAATAATCGAATGGGGAATTAAAAATAATTATACGCCAATTATATGTGCATACAATCTAATGTTCGACATGCAAACTTTGATGTTTGATTTAAACATGAAATACGACATGAAAGCAAATGCACAATCATCAACGAATGTTTACACATTAGATTTGATGGATTCTGATGGAGTTGTTGTTTTGCGTTTCTGGGATACATACCATTTGGAAATGCGTGGTCTTTCTGCAATGGGCGAAACATGCGGATTAGGTAAAGCAACAGGTTCATGGGATTACAGTTTAATTCGCACGAGTGAAACACCATTGACAGATGAAGAACTTTACTACGCAAAGAGAGACGTTCAAGTTATTCCTGCATATTTAAAGTATCTTTTAAATGCAAACGATTGGTTAAAAGAATGGGATTTGGGTTGCAAGGTAATTACGAAAACAAGTCTCGTTAGACAAATGGCTCAAAGAAGAATCGGTCAAATTAGAGTAATTAAAAGAGACGGAAAACAATTAACTTTGATGAAAGCTTTTGAAGCTTTATGTAGAAAAGAATTACCGAAAACATATAGGCAATATGCGTTGAGAAAAGCATGTTTTCGTGGTGGATGGACTTTTACTAGTGGAGTTTGTGCAAGCAGGGTAATTCAAAACGTTTGCAGTTTAGATGTTACAAGTATGCATCATGCATTTATAAACGGTCGATATGTTCCCGTTGAATTTTCATTCGATAATAAGGAAATTCTTCAATTGAGCGTTGAAAACGTTTTATCTCAAACTACTGAAAACGTGCTTGCAAATTACTATAAACCGTTTTCAGTTGCGTTTCACATGCAAATTAAGTTCACGAATATAAGGTTAAAGAAAGGAACGTGTTTTGATGATTGGCAAATAGCGTTGATTCCAACTGGAAAATTCAGAACAATTGTAAGTAAGAATTTCGATTATGGAAGTGGTGAATCACAAATTGCAGCAGAAGAAAGCATTCGTAGTTCTGGGTATCACGATTCTTGTATTAACCCTATTTTCGCTTTTGGAAAAATGTATTCCGCTGATTCTTGCGCGTTATTTCTTTCTGAATTAGAACTTTGGTGTATATCACAAGTTTACGAATGGGATTCATTGGAGCCCTTGCAAGGTGAAACTACTGTTAAATTCGTCAAACCACCTGATTACGTCACTTTGCAAAGCAACACGTTATTTGAAATGAAAAACGCTGCAAAGATTATAAATAAGAATTACAAAGAAGGGATTCCGTATGATGGAGAAATACCAAACACAATACCAGAAGGAATTTCAAAGGGATTACGAAGTGGAACGATTAGTAACCAATTTTTTGAAGCTTATTACAACTCTACAGTTAAAGGAATGTTTAACGGAATATACGGAACTATGGCGCAAGACGTTTTCAAACCAGATTACACGGTGCAAAGCGGTGAAATATTTGTTAACAGAGAAACAACTTGTTGCGAAGCAAATTTTGACGAAAGAAAACCTAGAAGATGTAAAGTCTTATACAATTATGGATTGCGAATTGTCGGAGGTTCTCGTATGCACTTGGTTATTGCCATGCAATTACTTTATGCTAAATTTGGCAATAGAATCACGGTTAGCGGAGGAGACACAGATTCACTTAAAATCAGGCTTGATAAAGACGTTAGACGCGATGATTTGTTGGAAACTTTGCAACCCTTGCATGAAGCGATAAAAAACGCAATTGATTTCACGCAGAAAAGACTAAGAGAAACGCAACCAGAACAAGCAAGCGATTTGAAAAACATTGGAGTGTTCGATTGCGAGGATTGTGGAGGGGATGAAACATGGTTATATCACATGGAAGGATGGAACAAAGCAAGGGTTTCAATATCACAAGATTTGAAACCACATGTAACGTGTGCTGGATTGTCACGACCAGAAGGGGAATATCACATAGAATCGTTCATAAGCGATTTAATCCAAAATGGAATTTCACCAGAAAAATTACTACCGAATGTAATTGGCTACAACGTTTACATAACGCATGAAATTTGCCATGCGTTAGAGCATAGGAAACCAGATGTTAAAGACGTGTACGACGATTGGGTAATGGATTACCTTGGAAACAAAGTTAAAGTTTGCCAAACAGAAGCTATAGCGCTTTACGAGTCTGGCCGAATGCTAGGTGATACTAACAAGCGAACGAACGTTGAAAACGTAAGGTATTTGAAAAAGCACGGTGTAAATGTAAACGATTCTGAGAAATGGGTTTGCCTTAAAGACGGTAAACCGATGGTATTGGAAAACGAGGAAATAATTTATGGATAACTACGAACTTCTTCAATGCTTATTAATTCTAATTATCGTTATGATTTTCATTCAAATTTTCGGTTTCGTGGTGATTGCGCAATGAACGATTACAAAGTGGCTCAAATTCAAATTTTAAACGATGATGGTTATTGGACTGGCCGAACGTTGTTCGTAAACATAGACACATTCGAGGATTTGGCGAAGCATATAGAGAAGCTGATAAAAGAAGGAGAAATTGTAGATAGCTATACGACGATTAGAAAGGTGAAATTGTCATGATTAAATTACATTGTGATTTGTGCGATGAAGTTATAAAAGAAAATGAACCTAGATATGCAATAAAAGTTATGTATAAAGAGTATGATGCGCAACCGTGGATTGAATCGAAGTGGATGGATTATTGTGATTCATGTTTTAGGGAAAGGGATGAATTTGAAATATTACGATTGGAACAAAACCCTGAGTTATGATGCAGATGTGACTATGGTTGTGGGCGCTCGTGGTGTTGGAAAAACATACGGCTTGCGTTTGCAATTCATCAAGGATTACATTTCACGTGGCACAAGATTTTGCGATTTGGTAAGGCACGCGAAACAACTTAGTAATTTCACTAACGGTTATTTTTCTAGAATTATTGAAAACGACGAATTTTCAGATTATCTTTTCAAAACTACGAAAACGAAGGCTTTTATAGCTGAAAAAGCGGAAAAGCCGAATTGGGAATGTTTCGGGTATTTCGGCGCTATGACAATGGCGCAGGATATGAAGAAGCAAACGTTTTCAAACGTTAGGAGGATTTCCCTTGACGAAGCAATTATTGATAAGCGTATCGACAGGTATCATAGATACCTCACTAATGAATTTAGTGTTCTCGCCAATATTGTCGATTCCGTTTCACGTGAGCGTCCTGGTGATGATTTCAACAAGCGCCCTCATGTTTATCTGCTTGGCAATTCTTGTGATTTGTTAAATCCGTATTTCGGAGTTTACAGAATTGGAGAAGAACCGATTGAAGGCTATTCTTGGCACGCTGGAAAAACGATGCTTTTACATTACATGAAAGACGTTGAATATTCGCAAGCAAAAGCAAGCCGAACTGTAGCGGGTAGAATGTTGGATAACACTTTGGATGGAATGATTGCGAACGCTAATGAATTTCTAGCATTGTCGAATGATTTCGTTTACAAGAAACCGAAACGAGCTAAGTTCTCGTTTGGGGTTGTTTATCTTGAAAAGAAATTCGGGATTTGGGTTGACGAAAAAGAAGGGTATTACTATGTTAACGGCAATATACCTAAAGGAACTAAACGAACCGTTTTTGCCCTCACTTCATCCGATAACAAAGTTAACTATATTGCTGCTAGAAAAGCTGAGGATACTTTGAGGAATTTCACCGAATTGTATTACATGGGAATTTTGAGGTATGAGACGGCAACGATTAAAGCTGAATTTACGGAAGTTTTGAACTTGTTTGGAGTGAGATAAAATGTTTAACAACGAAGAACCTATTTTTAGCAATTATCCGTTTGAAGAATCAGCCGATTATTGGAAACAACGTTATTATGAAACGGAAGCGCAAAGAAAAAAATTACAAAACGAGTTTAACGCGTTATTTGTAGAGAATGGAAAATTGACTAAATTATGTTATTATTACAGACATTGTTTGAGAAGTCAAAAACGACTTAGGAGAAAAACGCATGTTTACAAAGTAGAAATGGAAAGGATGCGTAGAAAGCTCACAAGAATTTATAAAGATGTATATAAACAGGTTTTTCAATTGGTAATAGATGATAATTCATTTTTACCTTATACAGAAGCGCAACTAAACTATATTGCAGATGAATACGCTAACAAGGAGGTTGATTATTATAAAAATGTGTGATATGGTACATTTCATCACGTGAAACCCGAATAGCGGCAAGTAGTCGGAGTTAGGGCGTTTGGCGAATTGATTTTCGGCTCCCCGACGTTCGTTACCAAAGCGAATTTTAGCTTGCATTCGGTGATTTTATGTGGTATATATGCCCACGAGGGTTATGAAGCGTTCATAAAACGCTGATTAACGCTTACCTCGTGGGCATTGTTGTATTCACGGTTAGAAAGGATTGAATATGGATGAAGAGAAGAACGAGGAAGTAAACGAGGAAACCAACGAGGAAACTAACGACGATAGGGAAGAAGAGACGAAAGACGAGATTCGCGACGAGGATTACGCAAACGACGATGAAATTGAAATGGATGATTCCATGGAAAGGCGTTTGGAGAAAATCGAGGGTATGCTTACTTCGATTAAGGACACGCTAAGTCTGTTCGTCGATTCTGGCGCAATTATTCGTGAAAACGTTTCTGATGAAGGCGAGATTTCTGAAGATGATTTCGCTGAAGATTTCATCGACATTGATGAACTCGATTTGAGTCTTTAATTTAGGAGGTAATTTATATGGCTGTAAACAACCAAACAATTCTTGAAAAGGTTTATCTTTCTGCTACGAACGATTATCAACAGCGAATTCCTGACCCAACGCAGTCTGATATTAGCGCGACTATGAAGGCGCTTTTTGACCCTATGAATCGTAAGTATTTCAATCAGTTCATGGACATTCTGATTAACCGCATTGCTTTTACTTACGTTCGCGGTGAGGTTTGGAAGAACAAGCTTGCTGTATTCAAGGGACAGAAAATTAACTATGGTTCCACGATTCAAGAAGCCGCGCCGAAGTGGATTCGCGCTCACGCTTATTCTGATGTTGAAGAGACGCTTTTGAAGTTGAACCGCCCTGAAGCGCAGGTTTGGTATCATTCCCAGAATCGTCGTGATAGGTACGACATTTCGATTATTCAGGAAGAGTTGCGCACCGCATTTGTAGATGAATACGGACTGAATAATTTCGTCGCGAAAATCATGCAAGTTCCTATGAATTCCGACGAATACGACGAATACCGTATCATGATGCATCTTATGGCAGAATACGAGCACGATTGGGGGTTCTTCAAGCATCAACTTTCCGCAGTACCTACCGATGAATCAACTGGCAAGGAATTTCTTACCGCAATTCAGACGTATGCAGGTATGCTGGAATTCCCGTCAACTCTCTATAATGCGCAGGCAATTACGGATATTCCGATTTTCGCCAAGCCCGAAGAACTGGTTTTGTTTGTAACCCCTGCTATCAATGCAAGCGTTAACGTTCAAACTTTGGCTGTGCTTTTCAACATGGATGTGGCGGATGTTAAGATTCGCAAGATTATGGTCGATGAATTCCCGATTCCGAACGCGGTTGCTCTTCTCACGACTGAAGATTTCTTCGTATGTCACGATACGCTTTACGAAAATACTTCTTTCTGGAATGCGCAAACGCTTGCGACTAACTACTATCTGCATCACTGGGGGATTTACTCGGTTTCTCCATTCGTTCCCGCTATCCTTTTCACTACGGATGCAGGCACGGTTGTGAACAAGATTACGCAGACTGTTAGTGGTATCGAAGTTACGGCAGCAGACGCAACGGTTAAGCCTGGCGAAACTGTTCAGTTGAACATTGAACTTCAAGGCACGATTGCGCCTACAAGTGATGCGATTTCTGTCAAGCCTGATTCGGCAACGTATGCGGTTGAACTTACCAGTGAAACAGAAGGCAACGCTTTGAACGCGCGAACCTATGTTGATAACTATGGTGTTCTCCACGTGCAAAAGACTGGAATTTCTGCTGGCGATTCCATTAAGGTAACGGCAACGGCAACTTACATTAATCCGTCTGGTGCAACTAGCGAATATACCGACGATGTTACTGTAACCGTAGCTTAGCAATATCCTTTTCTCGAATTGGGCGTGAAATTGTGGGGAATTTCACGCCCATACTTTTACGGAGGTTTTATTAATGGAGTTTCCACACATTAATGATACTAAATTCCCGCATTTAAATAACGTTGATGTTTACCATTATCAAAACGTATTCGATTATTCGCGTTGGCAAGGCAAAGTTTCCATTAAGCTTTTGAATGTTCTTTGGAATTCCAATTACGCTGATGTTCCTGGGTTTGCAAATGAAAGTGAACGTGATGTATGGTTTGATTCCAAGGAAGGCGTTAGCACTATTCTCGAAAGCGGTTTCAACATTACGCCCGAAAATACGGTGAAGATTCCTATTCCGTATAACGATGCGTATAGGTTCAACTACATGGTTGTTGATATGCCAATGCAAACTAGTGTTGACAATCCCATTGATTACGAAAACGAAAATACTCGTGTTCAACGTTGGTATTACTTCGTAGATGACATGACCAGACTTGCACCGAATACGACTGAATTTTTGGTTTCGCTTGACGTTTGGACTACGTTTTACAACACGGTCGATATTCCGTACCTCATGTTGGAACGTGGACATGCACCGATGATGCAAACAACTGTAGATGAATTCCTAGCAAATCCGATTGCAAACAACGAATATCTACTTGCCGATGATTTCAACTTTGGAAACGATACTGTAATTACAGATACAACTTACGTACCGATTAACAATGGGAAGAAGTTCGTTCTCTTCTTCATGAGCATGAATAAAGCTAGTTTGCAAGATTTCGTTGCAACGGATTCGTGGTCTAGTGGTTCGACAAATCCGACGTTTTCAAACGAAAGCGCGTATCCCGATTCAACAAATCGTTGGGGTTATCAGTACAAAGTAGACGGTTACGATTGGCATTACGGAAACGCTGATTATTCGGACGCGAATTTGCCTATTAAAACAGGTTTGATTCAAAGTGGAATTATGAGCGGTCTCGAGTGTTTCGCGATTGATGGTGATTACGCTTACGAATTCTTCAACACTATGGCACATAAAGCGGTTCATTTCATCCATGCAATTCAGGCTACTTTCGTGCTAGCTGAAAACATGTTTCAAAAAACAGAATCGTTTTCTTTCATGGGATATACGCTTTACATTGCAGACAGATTGCATCAACACATTGATTTGAACTTGTCGAAAGCGCTTTTCGATTATCCTGCAAAGTACGCTGAAATTACGAAGCTATATACTAGTCCTTATGCTGTATTGGAAGTTACCGACGATTACAACAACACTTTCACAGCAAAAATTGAAAATATTTCTTCGCTGAGAATGTATACAGTTGTTTCGCTTGTTTATCCGTTCTTGAATTTCGTTTCATTCGTAGCTGGAATTGGCGGTTCAGGCAGCGTGCCTTATTCGTGGCAAAACATTAACGGTGATGCAAGTAACTTCAATGAATACGCAAGCGATTTTGAAAAATTCATGTTCAGATGGGATGTACCAACTTACTCGCTTTTCGTATCGGCAGAACAGGAAAAAGCAGCAAACGAATTCGCTGATATTCAGGCGAGAAGGCAGGATGCGCTAATCAAGTATCATAATGCGGTAAGGTATGCAGACAATACTAGGGAAAACGTTCACGATTCTATGGACGCTTATGTAGCCAACATTGCAAACACTGGGCAAACGAATAAGGTAAACGTTGGCAATTCTGGTGCAACGGCAACTGATAACACAAAGAGAAGCACAACAGCAGCAAAAAACAATGTGTATGCAGACATGCAAACGATGGTGGATAACACTAAACTTGCGTGTGATAACAACGACGATAACATTGACGAAATAAACATTAGAGCAGCGCACATCGTTGATTGGCAAAATAACAAGCTAGATGCAGATGCAGCTATTTCAAATTCTACGTCGTGGCAAACGGTAGGTTTTCAAAACGATTATGCGGCGATTTCATACGGTAATTCTGGCCGTGCCGCAGTTGCAAGCGGAATGTTAAACGCTTTTGGTGGCATGGTAAGTGGAGGAATTAACGGAGGTTTCGGTAGCGGTGGTGATAACATATTTAGCGCTGGTGTTTCTGGTCTGATAAATGTTGGAACATTAGGCATTAATTTGGAAGCGCAAGGCGCTAATCTTTTGGCTTCGATTTCAAACGATTTCAATATTGCAAATCTAACTGCAAACGCGACGCTTGCATACGCGCAACAAGCTAAACAATATAACAATCTTGCACTTGGAGAAGAACAAGCAAAAGCAGTAAAAGTAAAAGATAACAACAACGCTTGCGCAACTGACCAAACTAAAAACGTATCAGATACCAATAAGGCGGATATTGATAGAACCAAAACAGCTACAGATACGAACGCTGAAAATACGCAAGCGACTAATAACACGAATGCTGAAAACTTGCGTGTAACGAACAATGATAATGCAACTAGATTTTCAGGAATTGAAAAGGCAAACGCGACTTACACTAGAAACGCAACAGTAGCAGCTGAAAAAGATAATTTGCGCCAAAAGCAACGAGAAGTTGCAGCCGATTTCCGTTCGGCAAGGTTGCGCAAACCAGTGCAATACGGCGTTTACGCAGGCGATGGCGTGCCTGATGCTATTTCGCGACGTGGTGTGAGGTTCAATATCCGCACGCAAACGAAAGCGGCTATTGCACAAGCGGGTGATGCAATGCTAAGATTCGGGTATGCCTTGCATAGAGTGTGGGATATGTCGAACGGATTGCATTACGGTAAGAAATTCACGTTCTGGAAAGCCGAGGATATTTGGATTAACGAAGGCGATGGTTTGGCTGGAAATGCCGTGAATATAATCGGCGACATTTTCTTAAAAGGCGTGACTGTTTGGCGCAACCCAGACGATATTGGCAAGGTTAGCATTTACGATAACATTTAGGAGGTAATTATGTCATTTAAAATTCCTGAAAAATACATTGACGATTTGATTGAAAAGTCTGATGTTGATGTATTTGAAACACATACGACAACTATTGTTGCATTGACGCTACCAAACGGATTTACAATTGTGGATTCTAGTGGTTGTATTGACCCTAAAGAATATAATAAAGAACTTGGAATTAAATACGCAATGGCCGCTATTAAAAGAAAAGTGTGGCAATTGGAAGGCTATAGAGTAAACGATTGCGTTTGTGATGTGGTGAAATAAATGAGCAGGAAAAAGAAGGGAAATTCAAACCCGAATATCATCACAAATTCATGGGGTGGTTTCGGCATCGAATTGAGCGACGTTAGGCGCTGCAAAAACGAGCTAACTAAACGGTACGGACATGACATGTATTGGCAAACGTCCGATTACAACACTCGTTTGTTCATGATGTTTAGGGCTGAAATGCTTGGAATGGCGTTGAGCCGATTCAAGTGGATTGGATTACCGAAAACTTGCGACACTCGTTATCTTGAAATGACATTGATTTTGCAAGGTTGTGCAAGCATTGCATTCCCTAAGAAACAGCGAGGGACTTTCTACTCTACGCAATGCGCGCAAATTGGACGCCCGAATATCTATGATAATCCCGTTGAATGGCGTGCGATTGGAAACAACGGCTTCAATTTCAACGCTAATTGGCAACAAGGTGTTGTTGTTTGGGATAACCGTATGCGTTATCCGTTGCTTGAAAAGATTAACATTTGGGCGCGTGAACTTGTAGACATTATGCGAACGAAGCAATTGAATAGACAGCATCAGAAAATTCCGTTCATTTTCAAAGTACCACAGGAGATGGAACAGCAAGCGGCAAATGTGTACAAACAAGTGGCAGGCGGAGAACCTGCAATTATCGGTACAGATGCAATGTCGCAATTTCAGCCCGATGTTTGGCTAACTGGTGTTCAATTCATCGGTGAGGAATTAAGCGAAGAAGAAGCAAACATTTGGAATGAGTTCTACAAAGCTATTGGTGCAAGCACTCAATTATATAAAACGGAACGAATGACTGAAGATGAAATTAAAAGCCATGAAGAACCGAACACGTTGGCAAAACTCGATAGCTTGAATTGCAGGCGAGAAGCAGTAAAGAAATTGAACGAAAGATTCTACAAATATCTTGACGAGGAAATTAAGGTAATTTGGGATTACGACAACGCAAGTGAAAATTATAATTACATGCACAACATTAGGGAGTTGAACGGAGGTAGGGAATAATGGCCGATTTGATTGAGAAATTTGTTGAATGTGAAAACATTCCCGATTATCATTCCGTTTACTCGATTCAACTTTGTGAACTGATTAATGACGGATGGATTGATTTCTCGGATGAAAGTTGGAATTTCGATTCTTACAACGAGGAGCAGAGAAACAGGCATTGGCAGAAATTCGAGAACCGTTTCTATTGGCGTGAAATTGGAGTTTTGCCACCTAAAAGATGGAAGATGGATTTGCTTAGGAAACTCAACGAGATTATGCCGAAGTACAAAGCAGCGTTTAAAGCACTCGATGAAGGCGTAGACCCTTTGCAGAACTATTCGGAATTCGGAAAATCCCGAAACGTTTTCTCTGATTTCCCGCAAACAATGCTCGGAGATAATCAGGATTACGCAAGCAACGCAACGGATAAGGAATACGAACATATTTACTACGGAAATTGGATTGACATAATGGCAAAACTGAAAGATTATAACGACGTGGATGTAATGATTCTAAATGAATTGGAGACTTTTTTCAGTGCAATGTTCACGGTAAATCTTAATGGTTACTAGGAGGTGATTTTAGTATGGCTACTACGTATCTACCTACTTTGAATTGGCCTATTTATTCTGGATGGACGGCGTACACCCCAGTTATCCCCAAGGTTTATTGGGATGTTTATTCACAGGAACAGAGAATCAAATGGCTTTTCTGTAATACTGATAAATTGCAGCATTACATGGATTACATTGCAGAACTTACTAACGAGTGGGTTTTGGAATATTCAATGGGTGTGCAAGATAAACTCGATGAATTCGCAGCACTTATCGAAGCGCGATTCAAACCCGCACTTGACGAGTGGATGAAGAAATACTTACCTGATTATATCGAACAGGCAATTAAAATGGTTTTCTTCGGATTGACTATGGATGGTTACTTTTGCGCATACATTCCAAAGAGTTGGCAAGGAATTCAGTTCGATACTATCATGGATTATGATAGCGATAATTACGGTCGTTTGGTGCTCAAATACTAGGAGGTAAAATAATGGCACAAGTTTTCACTGATGCGCAGATTCAGGAAATTCTATCTTTGATGACGCAGCATTTCTCGATTGCGCAATATATTGGCGCTCGTTACGTTCCTATTTTCGGTCGAAAAGGCGAAGAATCTATTGAATGGGATAATTCCGCACCTTACGAACCGTTGACGATTGTTCTTTACCAGGGTAATTCTTTCACTTCTCGACAATATGTTCCTACTGGCGTGGATATTAACAATAATGAATTCTGGGCTGAAACTGGTAACTACAATGGGCAAATGGAGTATTTGAGGGAAATTGTAGAAAGTTATAAAAATGAAGCTGAACAAATAATTAACAACACTATGAAAAAATATGGTGTCGGTAAAAAAGCCGTTATATACGGAGATTCAACAATTAACGACACAACAGATGGTGAAAGAACTGTAAATTATATAGCAACTGAAACAGGTATTGAATTTACCAATAGGGCAATAAGTGGAACTTCGCTATACGGAAATTCGCAGGCGTTTTATGAGAGAATTATGAACGCAGCTGCTAGCGACTTTGAAGGCTTCGATTTTATTTTCATCGCTTACGGTACAAACGATTGGCAAGCGTCGCATCAAATTGAAAGTTATGGAACTGGTACAGTTTCATTCAAGTCAAGATTGAAAGATTGTGTAGACAGAATTAATGTGTTGGCACCTAAAATAAAAATTGTGTTTATAACACCAGTATATGCAAGACGTCCAATGGTTGGTAATTCAGGCCGCACTATTACAAACATAAATTTTATCGGCGCAACAATTGAAAACTATGTTAACGCAATTGTAGATTTTTGTTATTTGAACAATATATCTTGTGTTGATTTGTTCCACACTTTTAACGTTAACGAATCAAATTATCAGGAGTTTATGGTTACAAGTGAAACAACACAACATCCTGAATACGCTGGTGTATTTGTTCATTACAAACAAAGAACTAAAGAAATAATAGGTGAAATTTTTGCTAATCAGTATCCATATTTCACGCCTATGAAATACACCAAACAACATGGAAGTACAATTTTGGGAATGCCCTATTTTATCGACAAAACAAAATTAGGAAATCCTGGGCAAATAAATAATTTCTATGGAACTTTAAACGTTTGGGGTGCTGATAAAATTAAAGTTTTTAACGACATTAACTTTATTGCCAACTCTAGAGGTAACTATATAGAAACAATTCCATTTATGTTTACTGATGAAATGACTTTATCATTGTTCAATGGTGGCGGTTTAAGTATTTTAATTTATATTGACAATGTTCTGTATTGCGAATTGTGTTATACAGCTTGTTGCGCAATATATATTAAAGGTATGGCTGGAATGCATTCAATAAAAATTGAAAATAATTCAGATAATTCAAGCGCATTAAATGAAGTAAACGTTCAAATGTTCAACGGCATAACTGATTTTGCGTTTGAAAAATGCGCAAATGGGTCTGGTCTAGGCTGGCAAGGTTTAACGCAAGCCGAATATCAAGACACGTTTACTAACTCTAATCTATTTTTTGTTTGCGCGAATGCGAATGAAATAAATATATATGCAAATGGAGCTACACTTTTGAGAAACGTTGCGGCGGTTAACAAAATTGTAGATTTGCCTAGTTTTGTAGCTGACCAACAATATTACTTTATGGGTGGAATTTACAGAACAGGAACTGGCTGGATGAGTATGCCGTTTTTCGTTGGATACAATTCAGATAGAAAAAGCGCTTATCTAGCGTGTTACGAACCATTGAATGAAGGCGATAGAATTTATTTGAACGTAAACCACGAAAACGTTGAAGGTTGTGTTACTTATCATATGAATTAAACGAGGTAAATAAAATGAACGGTATCGACATTTCCAATTGGCAAGAAGGAACAAACCTTTCAAACCTGAAAATTAACTTCGTAATTTGCAAGGCAACGGAAGGAACGAATTTCATTGATTGGACTTGCGACGAATTCATTCAGCAAGCGATAAAGAAAAAGATTGATTTCGGTTACTACCATTTTGCAGGCACAGGCGATGCGAAAAAAGAAGCAAAGTTTTTCTGGAATAATACGCTAGGGTACGCTGGTGCTGGTATTCCCGTTCTTGATTACGAAGTTTGGGGTAGAAACAACGACGTTAAATGGTGCGAAGATTTCCTGAAAGAATACCACAAACTTTCAAACGTATGGCCTATTCTGTACATCAGTGCAAGTCATTGCCAAGAATTCGACGACAGTTGGATTCCCGAAAAATGCGGATTGTGGGTTGCTGGTTATCCGTTTGAAATGACTGATTGGCCTGATGGGGGTTGCCCTTATAATTGCAAGCCTTGGAAGTATTGCGCTATTTGGCAATTTTCCGATAGCTTATGGGAGAAATTCGACGGCGATGTAGCATACATGGATTCTAACGGATGGAAGAAATACGCGATTGGAGATAATCTCAAGGGAGAAAACGAGAAGATTAGCAAAGCAAAAATTGGAACTAAAAGCTATGAAGAAATAGCGCGTGAAGTTCTCGATGGAAAATGGGGTAACGGTTGGAACCGTGAACAGGCGCTAACTGGTGCTGGTTATGATTACGAATTAGTTCAGCGTATGGTAAATGCGCTTGCCTACGCAGAAAGTGTGGATTACAATGGATGTTAGTATTATTACCCAATTGATTGGAAGTATCGGATTCCCGATAGTGGCTTTTATCATGATGTATTGGTTGTTCAAAGAGTATCTGGAAAAACTGATTGATGCTATCACTCGTTTGGATACGTCTATTTCCAACCAAACTGTTTTGATGGAGCTACTTGAAAAGAAGCTGAAAGAAGAAAAGGAAAATGATAGCGAATGAGTCTGTGTTTGTAGTCTTAATCCTAATCCTTATTGTTTTCATAATCATTGCCGTTTTGCTTGCGCGTGTTCTGATAGTTCAAAAGAAACTTGATGATGATTACAGTATCGTTAAAAAGTACACACTGTATGTAAAGGCAGATGGGGAACTAATGCTCAAAGAAATGAAACGTGGGGAGGGGAGGGGAGGGGGAAATATCGTACCCAAAATTTAGGGTGGGTATGGTTTTCTCCTGAAAGCGTGCAAGCGCGCGTATATGGGTGCGAGAAAATTTCGTCTATATACGCGCGTGCGCACGCCCGTACATATGTATGATTGTATAGCGCCGAAGTGGCGTTATATTTTTGTGGGAATATTCTGGGATTGGAATAATTCATAGTTGAGGATAATTGTGCATTTTGACGATTATTTGTTTGGGTGAATATTCTGGGATTGGAATAATATGTCTGATTGGTGAAAGTGTTACGAAAGTTTTAAAACGTAACACTATGTGCATTTGTGTTCAAATTGTGTGGTGAAAAAATTCTCGAAAATTTGGCGCTTTTTTAAGCTCGAATTTGCCGAAAATGACAAAAATTTGACAGGCGTTTGACCTGGGGTTTTAGAACTTTTGTTCGTATGTGTTATGCGTACATTTGTTCTAAAAGGCCTGATCAAATGGGGTGTGATATTATGTCACCAGACCTTGAAAAACGAATAGCGCAGCGCCCTAGGGTATGCCTGTACACGCCGTGAAGCCTAGATGGAGATTGAGAGCCGAAACGGACGCGCAAAAGCGCGTGCATCGCACGGATTGAACGAAAGCAAAGAGTAAGGCGCGACAAGACAAAGTAAATTCAACTAAAGAAAATGGAGTGTTTAAAAATGACTAAATTCTCATTGTTTTATGCATTAAAAGACGGTAAATATTGCACACAAGATGATTGTTTTGGCCGCCCGATTTGTGACGAATTCATTTGTTCGTTTGAAAGCGATTATTTAGGCGCGACAAAAATAGCTGAATCATTTATAAAAAGCGAAGAAAAACGCGCCGTTGTTTTACATGATCTTGATACTAACAGTTACATTATCTTTTAATTAAATTTCATGCGCTAAGCGCTGAACTATATAAAAGTCATTAGAGAATAAGGAGTAAACAAAATGACGAAGCACACGAACAAGAACACGAACGTTAAAGGTTTCTATCTAGACGCAACGCAGAACTTCGACAAAGTAGCTTTTGAAGTTGAAACCGCATACACGCGCAGCGTTGACAAAGCGCGCGAATATGCAGCCGAAAAACTCGAAGTTGCCGCACAATTCGTTGTTGTAACGGAAATTGAAAACGAAGCGGCTAAACCGTTTGAGTGGCGCGTGCCTGATATTATGGCAGATTTTGTGCCTTTCGTAACGAAAGACGAAGCAAAGAAAAGCGGCGAAGAATCAGACGTTATTGCCAAGTATTCGATATTTGACTACGCCGCAAACGTTTTCGGTTATCGTGACGGCAAGCCAATCGCAGAATGTGTGATAGTTTCTGATTATGCGTACAAAGCAACCAAGGGAAACGCAAGAAGCATCGTTCGTGAATATGCGCTTGAAAACTGCGACTTTGATTCTGTGGTGTTTGTCGATAACGCGCTTATTACCGAATATGAACGTTTCTCGGCAATCCCTTGCGACGTGGTAGAGAACTACAAGGTTTATAAAAACGCATAGCCTTATAAACCGTGTGAGCGCCTTACATGCGATATGTAAGGCGCTCGCAAAAGACAAGAAACGCAATGCAAAGAAATGGAGTGATTGAAAATGACGAACTTGGCTAATGAGAGTTTCGAATGGATGACACACGCTGATGAAATGGAAGAATATGCGCTGCAATTCTTCGATAAAGAAGAAGTTTACGACGAACTAATCCGTTGGTTGAACGACGAAAAGAAACAAGAATTTTTCAATGACTTCTTTACTAATCATGATATGAACAATGACGTCGAAGTTGAACGCGCTATTAGATTTGTTGCTGATAATATCAAGCCTAGTTTAGATAGTTCGCACGAAAACAACGCGCGCGAATATAGCGAATTTTTGTTTGAACAACACCCCGAATTGTTAGACGCTGAAAATTACAAACGGTTTGAGTATTGGCATTATTCAAACGATGATTATGCTATCGACATTTTGACTGATAATCTAGCAAACCTAGATATTCTCGATTGTTGTGCAATTTGTTCTTGGGGTTACGATAGCGCAGAACAAATGGAAAGTGTCGGTTATATTCTGTTTACAGATGTAGCGCTTGACGGTGTAGTTGTTTTGCAGGAGAAAAACCGATAAAACGTAATATAGAAAAATACGAAAAATCCTCACGAAAAATCGTGAGGATTTTTGTGCAATTTTTATTAGAAATTAAAAGAAAATATTATGAAAAATTTGTGTCATAAATTCTCGCTAATATTTGAGAGTGTTACAAAGGGGACAATTCGTGTTACCCAATTACAATCTAT